GGAAACACCCTTCCCCCGGCCACACCTGCGAAGGCCGCGAAAAGGTCTTGCTGAATCATTTTTTGAACTACTTTTTCAATTCACGTGCGGCTTGCTCAATGCGTTCAGCAAGCTTTGTCTTGATGGCCGTTAGCGCATCGTTTTTCTTCATGTCAAAAGCAGGCCGCAGAAATGGGCGCGCGGACATCTTTACGGTCCCGAACTCCACAAAGCGCCAGTACCAGGCGTCTTGCGAGAGGTTGCCCTTCTTGCCTTGCTTGCGGTACTTCTTGCCATGCCGGACCGTGACGAAGAAGGTTTGCTTGTTCTTGTTCGACAACTCGGGGATTTGTTTCAAAATCACCGAGCGCTTCAAGGTGCCGGGTGGCGGCTGGTTGGGTCCCAGATCGCCCGTGGCAACAGGAGCTTGCAACTTGGCTTCATCCCGAATCACTTTGGCTCCGGCATAGACCGCTGCACGCAAGCCGTTCTTGGCCACCCGGTCAGGCAACTCTTTCAAAGCCTTGGCCAAGGCATCAAGGCCCTGAATCTGAACGCTCTCGTACTTAGCCATTCAATCCAGACCCTCAGAGGCCAGGAGCGTGACCAGCACGTTGCGCTCTTCATCATTGAGGGCCGCGTGGATATTGAAAATCCGCGATCGGTAAAGAGCCCGGTAGCCAGCGACCTGACGCGTGTCAGCAAAGATGGCTTGGTAGCGCACAACGATTTGGTGTGAGACCTCGCTTGCCATCCGCTGCGCACTTTCCAGTTCCCGGCCACTCAAGGGTTGAATCTCAGCCCAAAAGGTGCCTAAGTCAGTCCATGTGCGAACAGGCCCGCCGTAACTGTCCTGCGCCGTGCTTTGGCGCTGCAAAGTAATGCGCCGATTCAACTGACCAGAGCGAACCGGATTCATACCGTCACAACCTTGTACGGATCGAGCAGCCCGTCAATGAATGGCAATGGTTCGATGCGTCCTCGCGATAGCGCAGCCACCTCTTCGCGGTGCGCATACAGGCTGCCCACGCGCAGCTTGATCCAACTCTTGATGCCTTCTGGAACTTGCGAAGCAGTACCGTACCCGGCATCAAAGGTGACTGACACCGCGCCGATCTGCGGCAAGCAAATCGGCCATATCTGCCCGAACACCGGGGTGATGCGCGCAGGCTCACAGGCGGCATCTACGGTGTAGGTCAGAGCGGGCATGGTCTGATTTACAGACCCCATGTCCAGGTAATTGATCGACACCACCGATTGCAACGGTGCCTTGGCCAGCAAAATCGCATGACCGGGCAAAGTGAAAGCCTGCCCCGCAGGCACACCCATCAGCGACGGTCCGGGGAAGCAGTCGTGCACTTGCTTCCAGCGGGCAGTGGTGAACTGCCTGCCGGTCAGTGTCTCGGCTGCTTGCCGGGCCGCCGTGATGAGTGAGGCGATCAGCATGTCATCCTCGTCAAAGTCCACCCGCAGATGCAGCTTTGCCTCAAGCAGCGACACCGGCTCCTCTGTGGGTGGCGTGACGAGTTGGATGGGCATTTATATGACCTGCACCACAGCCGCTTGGTTGGAAGCATCCGCAGGCGCAAAGCGCGGATTGAGGCCAATCACCTGAGCGGAGGTCTGGCTTGCTGCCACTCCCACCGTCACTGACAGGCGAACAAAGCCAAAGCCGTTCACCGTGTCGAGTTCCTCGGGCTTAACGTTGATCAAGGCCTGCTTGTTGTCACCAGTGGCTTTAACGATCTGAGTGATCGCTTTACCGGTGATGTCCTTGGCACTGGTGCCAGAGCTGTCCAGGGCCTGCTGCAACTTCGCATCCACTGTGGCGCTGGTGCCCAGCACTCCGGTCTGGACCAGAGAGAGAAACCCGTGGTGGTTGGCCACAGAAATCCAGCCCGTGCTGACTGTTCCCGCCGCTTGCGCGGCAGGGTCGATGGTGGCGAGAACGGACAGCAGTTCGCTGCCTTTTGCGTTGGGAAACATAGTTTTCTCCTAAGGTTGGAGGCGGCTTAGCGCGCGCCCAGTTGGATGAAGGGCGACATCGTTGCGCTGCCTTTGGCAGGCGTGATGGGGCTGTTGAGCTTGGACTGGCCGTCCATGCGGAAGGTCGTGCGAAACGCCGTCAGGTCCGCATCGAAGTACAGGTGCATCGATGTAGCGGTCTGCATGCCACCCGCCTTGGTGATGGTCTGGTAGTACTTGAGGTCCACCAGCAAGATGTCGCCTTGGGCCGAGAAGGTGTTGGCATGTTGAGAAACAAACACCGGGCGACCAAGCAAGGTTCCGTAGGGCGAGACCTGCAAACCACCGACGGGCAGGCCCGTGGGGATGTAGATCGGGTAGTTGCCCAGAGTCAGCGTGAACAGTGCGGGCAGCACATCGTTGTTCACGATCCATACTGCGTTGGCAAAGCTGCCTGAAGGCAGACGCGCAATCATCTTGGCCAGGTTCTGAGGAACCAGCGTTTGCGTTGCTTGACCAGACTCCTTGGCCACGGTGACCGTTGCGCCAGAGCTGAGCGCTCCCACGGGCACACCGTTGCCAGCACCAAAGAGGATGGACTCGTTGGTTTTCCAGCGAATGGACAGGGCAACCTTTTCGGGCAGATAGGTGGTCAGCGCATTGGCGTCGTCAAGCAGTTCGTCCGTGGTGGGGACCAGCGCCATCAGCTTCTTAAGACGCAAGGTGGCCAGGCCAAGCACCGGTTTGGTGGCAATGGCGGAGGCTGCTTCTCCCTGCCAGTAGGCGCGGATTCCGTTGGTGCCCCAGGGCGTGGTCTCGTCCTTGGGGAACGCCATGCTGTTTCCGCTGATCTCGACGTTGTCGGTCATAGGCAGCAAGGAGTCCTCGCCCAAAGAGAGCTTGAAGATTTGCTGGGAGAACTGAGGTGGCACCAAAAAGCCGCCGTCTTGGCCCGAAGCCTCGTTGGCAAAGCTGCCGGGCGCTGCTGCACCACGGCCACCACCAATGAGCAAACGTTCATCGAGCGATTTGCCGGGCTTTTCTGCCTGGTAGACCGCTTGCATGAACTCGCCCGCAGTGCGAAAACCATGCAAAGGATCAGCCTCGCGGTTGTCGGTGACGGTGATGAAAGCGCCAGAGCTTGCCGGGGCGTGGGCCATTTGCGCTTCTTCAGCGATCAGGCTTGCTTCACGGTCGATGGCGTTGCTCGCGGCTTCGATTCGGGTCTTGAGTGCGTCGAAGGTTGTCACCTCCTCATCGCTCAAGTCACGGTTATCCGATGCGGCGCGGTCAGTGAGCGCGCGCGCTTCTTTGACCAGGGTAGATTTGCGAGCCTGCAGCTCGCGCAATTGCTTACTCATTTGGGGTTCTCCAAAATCAATGGACGTAAAAAAACCACCGGGTCTCAATTGACGAGGTGGTTGCTTGGGGTGCGGCCAACGGGCCGCTTCACACTTTGCTGGCAGCCCTCTACGGAGTTCTGCCCAGAAAATACTCACATCAGGGCCAGCGAATTCCTCGCCTGGTTGAGCCGTGATGCATTGGGTTTAATTTGCGCGCGCGCATCGCGGCGCATCTTTTTGACGACATTCTCAAAGGTGGCAATGCCGTCGACCATGCTGCTGGCAAGGGCCGCGTCGGCTCCGAGAACTCGGCCCTGACCCATGCCATCTCGCACCTGGGAGATAGGCACACCGCGTCCCTTGGCCACAGCCTTGGTGAAAGCGGCGTAGTAGTCATCAACGCGGGACTGCATAAAGCCCTGCGCTTCTTCGTCCAGCGGCGCATATGGATTGCCCTCAACCTTGAACTTGCCCGCCGAGATGAGTGTGGTTTTGACACCGGCCTCATCCATGGCTTTGCTGTAGTCCTGGTGCGCTTGCCACACACCGATGGAGCCTACTTCGCCGCCGGGGGTGACATAAAACTCGGATGCTGAACAACCAATCCAGTAAGCCGCCGAGGCAGCTAGGCTGTTGGCGATGGCCACGACAGGTTTTTGGGCGCGGGCGCTGATAATTTCATCGGCCAGTTCAGCAACCCCGTAAACGCTGCCGCCAGGGCTGTCGATGTCGATCAGGATTTGAGAGACCGTTTCGTCCTGGAGAGCAGCGCGCAGTATGTTTGAAAACTGCTGGGTGCTGGCAGTACCAGGACCGGATACATCGTCCACCATGTTGCCGCGCTGCGTCACGATGCCGTACAGCGGTAGGACCGCAATGCCGCCGCCAGAGTTGGACACGCTGGATTGGCGACGCGCATCTCTTGCGTTTCGGTCGGCTGCAACGCTATACATCACCTCATCACTGGCGCGGGCATCTCCCGACCAGCGGGCAATGACCGCAGTGACGGCACTGAGCCGCTCGGGCATCAAGGCCCATGGGGTTGCCAAGTATTCAGCAACCAGCAATTGGTGGTTCATGGTGTCATTCCCAGTGATTTAAGTGATTGGCATAGTTGCGCCTCTTCTATGGATACGCTCGCCATCGCCCAGGCGCTGACCCGATCCAATGGCACTGCCAGGGATTGCGCAATCAAGGCAAGATCTTTTTCCTCAACTCGACCGGCCCGAGCGATACGCCTGGCCCAGCGCTCAGCGCTCGAATCGATCAGGGCACGCAAGCGCGCAGCGGCTTCATCGGAGGGCTCCGTTACTTCTTGCGCCGGGTCTTCCGCCTGTTCGGTATCAAGCGCCACATCCTCTGCAGTGCTTTCCTCGACCATGTTGAGCGGGCGAAGCGGTTCGTCCAGGCCCTCAAGCGGGTTGAGCTTCTCCGCAATGCGTGCTTCGTTGCGGGTGAGCCAGCCGTTCTGAATGCCACTTTGGTAATACGACGCACGGCTTGCGGCATCCCCGCGCATCAGGTTGGCGAAATCAAACTCGACTTCAATGTCGTCACCTTCAAGCAGCAACTCCGACTCAATGCTGGCTTCCCAGCGCTCGGCCCAGGGCGTCATGGTGTGCATGACGAATTCCAGACTTTGCTGCTCGATGTTCGAAAACGTCGCGCGGTCCAGATCTCCGATCATGTGGGGCGGCACACGAAAGAGCCTGGCCACATCGGTGATCTGAAACTTGCGCAGTTCCAGGAACTGGGCGTCTTTGTTGGTGACGCCCACTTCGTGAAACTTCATGCCGTTTTCCAGCACCAGGACCTTGCCCCGGTTGGCACCGGACTGGGCCTGCTGGTAGGACTCACGAAACACTTTCTTGGCCTCCGAGTCCTTGAACGAGCCCGGAAACTCAATCCAGCCGCCGGTAGGTTTGGCATCGTTGGCAAAGAAACGCGCGCCATAGTCCTGTGCGGCCAGTGCCATCCCGAGGTTTTCTCGGGCAAGCTCAATCGGGCTCATGCCCATCAAGCCATCGGAGGACAGGCCGCGCAGGTGCCAGACCTCGCCACGCGGCAAGATTGACTCAGTGCCAAAGCGATCGGTAAACCGGTATCGGTATTCGCCCGAAGGCAGCAACTCCAGCCGGATGCGGTCCGGATGCAGCGGCATCAACTCCACCACCTCGCCTTTGGCGTTGGTGATGATCTGGTTGTAGGCGTTGCCACGAAGCGCCAGATGGCCTTGCAGCATCTCGCGCCACTCAAACGGGTTCTGAAAACGGTTGGGCCGCTTGGCCAGTAAACGGTACAGCCAGTGGTCGGTCACCTTGTCCTTGCCACCGTCGATACGGCGTTGGTAGATGACCAGCGGCAGCGAAGCCAAGGACTCCGACAAGACCCGAACGCAGGCATAGACCGCTGCAAGGCGAAGCGCGCTGTCGGGTGAGACGCGCATGCCGCTGCCAGTGCGAGCGGAGACCGGCTCAAAAAAGAAGTCTCCCCACGGCGAGCGATCGCCCCCGGCGGCGTTAGGACCACGGAAGCGATCAAAGAAGCTTAAAAATCCCATCAGTTCAGAGCAACACCAATTCGTAGTCGGATCCCAGCACCACCGAGTCCCCCGGTTTGATCGCGCGCGACAGCGCCATGATCAGTGCAACGATGCCGTCGATTTTGTTTTCTGCTCGCTCCTTGCGTGGGTAAATGTTGTCTTTTGCGTCCAAGTGAGCCACCACATTGCTGACCATCCAGCCCAGCACCGGGTCCCCGTCGTGAACCAATTTCTTTTGAAGCACCAAGGCCTCGAGCGTCTTCATCGGCTCTGAGAAATTCAGCACCGTGGGACGCACTTCAATCATGGGCAGCCCCTCACTCATCATTCGAGTCGAGAGTTGCGTTGCCTGAAACGGATCAAAAGCAACGGCCTGCACTGCAAAGCGGGAAGAAAGGTCGTTCAAATCCGCTTCGATCCAACTGAAATCAATCACATTGCCCGGCGTCACGGTGAGGCGTCCGGTGTGCATCCACCCCGGGTACTGGCTGTTGCCGTTGGCATTGACCGTGTCCTCTGGCAGGTAGTACTTTCCAAAGACCGCGAATGCGTCGGCGATCTCGGGATGTGCAAACACAATGACCAAGGCGGCGATATCCGTCTTACTGGCCAGGTCCAGGCCAACCCAGCAGGGCTGGCCCGCAAAGGACTCGATGTCCAGGTCCTGATCAGCGCAGGCGTCCCAGGAGCGCATGTCCATCCATGCGGTGTCGGCATTGACCCACTCGTTCAAGTGCTTGGTCTTGAAGTTGTTCATCGCACTGGGTAACTGCATGGCCTTGGCCTGCAGCGGTCCCAGAATTTCCGGGCGCACCGAGATGCCCCAGTTGGGGTTGGCCTTCATCAGCGAGTCTTCGCTGGTCCAGTCGTCCCCATCGTCCAGCCCGTAGACGATGCCAAACTGACTGTCATCCTCGAACACGCCATGAAGCAGCCGGGTCACAAAGGTGCGCACCTCGTAGCAAATGCCTGAGCGGTTGCTGCCTGCAGTGGTGATCACCCACAGAAGTGAGTTGTCTCGTTTGCCGGTTCCGGTCTCGACCACGTCGTAGACGGTGCGGGTTTTGTGGGCGTGCAGTTCATCAATGCAGCCGAAGTGAATGTTCAGGCCGTCGAGCGTTGAACCCTCTGCCGAGAGCGCTTCAAACTTCGATCCGGTCTGCAGCACGTTCATGTTGTGTGCACCGACGTTGACGGAAAAACGGCTGCGAAAGCCCTGTGACCTGCGCGCCATGGTCTGCGCATCACCAAAAACAATGCGTGCCTGGTCACGGGTAGTGGCCAGGGAATAAACCTCGGCACCCCCTTCGCCGTCGGCAGCCAGCATGTACAGCGCAAGCGCAGAAGACAGGGTCGACTTGGCGTTGCCACGCGGCACTTCGATGTACGAGCGCCGAAAGCGACGGTTGCCGTCGGGTTTGACCCAGCCGAACACGGTGGTCAGGATAAACACCTGCCAGGGTTCCAACTTGATCGTCTCACCTGCCAGCGGTCCTTTGACGTGGGGCAGGCGCTCAATGAACGCGCAAAGGTTGTCGGCGGGATGGAACTCCCGCCCGTCCTTATCGGTGAGCTTCGGGTTGAACTGGTAGGGACTTGCCTTGCCCTTGAATTTTGCCAAATCGTTCAACTGCCGTTGGCATGCCCGCTGGACCCATTTGCAGGTCAGGATGTCACCGGCAACGACTGCCTGCGCATACTTGCGGGCGACTTCAGAGTAGTTTAGAGAACGCATTAATCTTTGTCGTGCTCCGAGGCAAGGGATTCAATGGTTTTTTATCTACCGGCTCGGCATTAAGATGTGCGTAGTAAACAGGAGTCATAGCCATGGAACAAGGTTCATCTGATTGCGTTCAACTAGCTGCTGCATGCGTGGTTCTTTCTCAAAGCCGCGAAGTACAAGCTCTTGTTAAGAAAGCGGTTGGTGCTAAGGACTTTCCGATTGCACTTGCTTTGATGAAGGCGGGCAAGCTTGACGGCAATATTGGTGATTCAGTTCATGACCTTTTGACTGACACAATTCAAAACGAATCGATTCAAGTCTGGTCAGGTTTCATTCACCACCCCCATGACGACTACGCATTAACGGTTAACGAGTATCAAGGCGTCTACTGGGTACACGCCTTGGAGTTCGACCCGGTAGGTTATTTTCTAGACGAGGATTCTGCTGTGGCGTTTGCTCGCTCCAATTGGGAGAACGTCTATGAAGACGGAGAAGAGCCAGACGATGACGACGAATCAACGGATGATGATGGCGAGCTTCGCTGTCCTTTCTGCCAAACAACCGAAAATTGTGATCACTTTTTACTCATGGTCGACAGAACATTCCGAACTGCCGAAGGCGGGCCGATTTACGAAACGTTTAATAGCAAATGGTCAGATAGGTCTGCTGATCAATCTGAAGATGAAGAATTCAATGAGCGTGACGCATTCGAAGAACTTCTCGAGGAGGTGGAGTGTTTGGCCGATGAGCAGATTGGGAGTTCTCAAAGCAGCGCTCCGGGCATGTCTTCAGCCTACATTTCTTTCTTTTGCAGCTCGAAGAAAAGAACGCAATCGGCAATCAAAAAGTTCAATAAGCCTTGATTCTTTTTTGCAGTTTCTTAACCTGCAATGTCGGCCCATGGATCCAGATCAATCTGGGTATCTGTGGGCTGCGTGATCCGCGAACGTGAAGCAGGCGTAAATCCCATTTCCACCGCCGCCTTGGTCATGATCTGAGCCTGCTTATTCGCGATGGCCAGGTACGGCGACTGCATTGGCACACCGGTGTTCGGCGCTTTGATCAGCAGGCCCGTCTTGGTGATTCCGATCTGAGCCTTGCGGTACAGGTCCGCAGCGCAAGACCAGACTTCCAGCACCGACATATCGAGCTTGCGCAGCAAATGCTCGGGTGCGCTGTCAATGGCATAGCGCCAGGCTTGCTTGGCACCATCTGACATGTACTCGGGCGGCGCAACCAGATCCCCTTGGGGCTGTGGCTCATGCGGGTTGGTCCTGCACTTTTGCAGGGTTCCCCTGAGCTTTTTGATCTCCGTGGGGAGTGGTTTTCGTCCGGCCATCTGGGTTCAGTCGTTGGTAATCGTTAATATGGAGGCTTCAAACCCACCGGAAAACTACCAGTGCGCAAAGCCGACGTCATCGCTAAATGCCTCGTTCAGTCCGCTCTTGCGGCTGATCTGAAGGCTGGGCGTGAGGCGGTCCGATCAGCCTTCGACAAGTGCGTGACGGACAAGAGCTTTTCCAAATGGAACAGCGTCGTTGAAGAAAACGTCGCCAACTCAATCATTCGCTCGGTGGGTAAATCCAAAGCGATCAACATCGAAAAGTTCATCGCCGATCTCAACTGATCGGTAGGTTGTGCCCAACGGCCAAGCCTGGCATCGGGCAGCCTGCAGGGCATCCCCCCTTGGTTTCAATTTGCACGCGCAAAAATCTTGGCAGGCGCACGCATCTTTGGCCGCCGTCTGTAGAGATTCAGACCCCCCCGGGGGGGTAGTCAGCCTCGCCTTGCGGTCTCACGCGCCGTCTTTCGGTTGTGACATGAGACGCAAAGGCCTTGCAGGTTCACCCAGTCAAAGCGCTCACCGCCGTCCTTGAGCGGCCTGATGTGGTCAGCAACCTTGGCCGCCACCACCAGACCCGCCCCCTTGCACGCCACACACAACGGGTGTTCACGCAGGAAGGCCGCACGCACCTCACGCCAGCGCACCGACTGGTAGAAGCCCACCTCAGCATCAAAGCCACGCCTGGCACGCCCGTAGTCCCGGTGCACCTGGGTACGGTGTTGATCGCAATAGCCCGGCTTGTCCAGCACCAACGCACAGGCGGGATGTCGGCATGGAGTTGGGGCACTGCGGGGCATAGCGGCTTATTCCCCACTCATTCAAAAAACTAATCGGATTTGATGCAGATAAAGCTTGGCTTCACTTGGGTTCAGAGCGTTCATAGGAACGTCATCAACAACCAAAGGAGCTTTGCAAATGACCTACACCACACAGTTCACCGTCGACGAGGTCGGGTTCATCCAGATCGCGCTCACCAAGGTGCTGGCAGCCGCCGCACGCGGTGAGCTTGACCTCAACCTGCTGGCCCGCGAGGAACTGGCCTCACGCGGCCTTGACACCCAAGGCGAGTGGGTCGGCTTTGACCGCGCCCGACAGATACACCAGGTGCGGGGAGCCAAGTGATGGACGCCAAAACACTGGAGCGTCTGCTCAACCAAATCGCCGCAGAGCATCTGCACATCGACACGCTGGCCACCCGCAACAGCGACCGCCTGGACTTTCATGAAGTCAGCGTCTGGGGCCTCAAAGAAGCCCTGCAAGCCGCCTTCACAGCTGGCCAGCAATCCAAACAAACAACCCAACCAAACTGATAACGGAGATCGACATGAAACTCACACCCAGCCAAACCTTGCTTCTCAACGCCGCAGCCCTTCATCCTCAGCATGTGCTGACCGACTTCCCGCCCAACCTCAAAGGTGGCGCGTTGATCAAGGTGCTGACCAGCCTTGGCAATGAAGGTCTGATCCGACCCCACAGCAAAGGCGCTTCGGGCTCGACCCGCTTTGCCATCACCGTCGCAGGGTTGCAGGCCATCGGCATTGAGCCACCAGCCAAATCCAAACGCGAAGGTAGCAAGCAGTCGGTGCTCATCAATCTGATGAAACGCCCGGAAGGTGCAACGCTTGCGCAAATGGTGGAGGCCACAGGTTGGCAGGCGCACACCGTGCGCGGCTGCATGGCCGGAGCCTTGAAAAAGAAACTGGGACTGACCATCGACTCCGTCAAGGAGAGCGGTGGTGAGCGGGTCTACAGGGTTTCACCCTCCAGCTCGCTCCCCACAGCATCATCTAAAACCGACTGACCTTGCGGCGTAAGGTCCGCAAATGCTGAGCCATCCGATTCACGGGTGGCTTTCTGTCCTGTGAAGTCCTCCCAGCGCTTGACGATCACGTCCACATACTTGGGGTCCATCTCCATGAGCCGCGCCTGCCGATTGGTTTTCTCGCAGGCAATGAGCGTGGTGCCAGAGCCGCCGAACAAGTCAATCACGATGTCGCGCGTCTTGGATGAGTTTTTAATGGCCCGCTCAACCAACTCCACCGGCTTCATCGTCGGATGCAGGTCATTCACATGGGGCTTTTTGTAGTTCCAAATATCTGACTGGTCGCGGTCACCGCACCAGAAGTGTTTTGCGCCTTCCTTCCATCCGTAGAGGATAGGCTCGTAC